ATATGTATATATATATATATGCTAAATATACCCAACTTCCCAAAAATAGACCCCCCCACCCCTTTTTTGAAAAAATTGGATTTCGGGAGATAAAAATACTGAGAACAGGAAAAGTTGGGAAGTTGGGAAGTTGGAGAAGAAAGTTGAATGGGAACAACGAGTTAAGTGCGAAAATGACTTCCCAAGTGCTGGGAAGTTCTGGGAAGTCTGGGAAGTGGGTGGTTTTGGGTGTGGAATTGGGCGTGTTAAGTTTTTCTTAATGATTATCTGACCAATGAGGTGATGTATGGCGGTTCGAGGCGAAGAGATTGAACAGGCAAAGTTGATCAAGTGGAGCCACAAGAAGGATGTCAGGGAGCTGATGCCTGACCTGCAATGGCTTTACCACACGCCGAACGGCGGGCGTCGGGATTCGTTCGCGGCGGCGCAGATGACGGCGCTAGGCGTGAAGCGTGGCGTGCCTGATCTGTTGCTGCCCGTGAAGGTAACAGGCGGGCATGCCGGGCTTGCTATTGAGATGAAGTCAGCAGACGGCAGGCTCACGGCCGAGCAGGAGAAGTGGATGAATCACTACGCACGCGAAGGCTGGGTGACGAGCGTGTGCCGGTCGGCCGAGGAGGCGCGTGTGGTGATCTGTCACTACCTTGGATGGGACGTGGCCGAGGTTCCAGAGCTGTAAGTCATTGACTGTTACAGTTAAATACTGCAGGATATATCTATGAAGACTAAAGAAGTAGCACCAGAAGGCGCCCTGAAGCGAGCAGCGACCGCTCAGAAGGGCGCATTCCCTAATGTTGGTGGTAGGCCTAGGGGTGCGGTCAACAAGGCCACAGCGACCGCTCGTGAGGCCATAGCGGCATTCGTCGATGACAATTCCAACCGGCTGGAGAGCTGGCTGGATCAGATCGCAGAAGGCATCCCTGCCGTTGACGCAAAGGGCGACATCATTCGCAACAGCGACCAGTCCGTGAAGTGGCTAGTCGAGCCCAGCCCAAAGGCGGCCTTCGACGCGATGCAGTCCGTGATCGAGTACCACATCCCCAAGCTGGCCCGCGTCGAGCAGACGGGCGCCGATGGCGGCCCGATCACTCACGCGAGCCTAGTGGCCAACCTCGACCTGAAGGGCGTGAGCGATAACGAGCTGGACAAGATACTGGCCATACTGGGCAGGGCGGCGGAGTGAAGCGCAATGAGGTGGACTTCGTGCTCGATGCGCTTGGCGAGATCTACGAGTACCTGCGCGAGTACGCCGATGAGCACGACGGCCGGACGAACGAGGAGCTTGACCTGCTGATGATGGTCATGGCTGTCAGCGCGCTGATCGAGCGCGATGCCATCCATGAGCACCAGCTGGCCCGTATACATTAACCTTGACAATCAATAGGAGTTCGTATAGGTATAGATCATCTACCGAGGAATCCTCGGTACTTCATCTGTCAAGTAATCCTTGACAGTTGCTCACCTACCAGTGTGTAGGAAGAGGTGACCGTATCGCCCGGCCTAAATAGGCGACCATCTTGACCCCACACGCCTCTGCCAAACTGCGTAGCGGGCTAACATGCGCACCAGTGGGGTTTCTTTTAATGTTGCGACAACGATTTAAGTTATGGTATAGTTTATCCCGTAAGTTTGGTTTGATTCGTGGCCTCGGGCATTCTCAGTGCTCGGGGCTTTTTACTTTACACTTCTTGACAATTCTCTTCTCGACTTCGGGGTTGGGTGAGAGTATCTTGAAACCCATCGAAGCAACGAACGAACGGGAGATTGAGATGATTACTGTACGACTGACCGCAGACACTGGCTTTACATGGGCGACGCGCGTGAACGGCACGCTCGATGAGGCGCGCTCTTACTTCCTCGGCTCGGTGTTCTATCGCGAGTTCGATGATGGCACCGAGATCGCCGACACCGTGACATCGGTGGAAGTGATCTAACCTTGCACACACTGGCCACCGCGCATACACTGCGCGCATGGCAGCAGCTATCGACACAGCGGCTCTTAAGGCGCGAGTACAGTTCGAGGTAGACCGGCGCAGAGCGTCGGCCTCGCTCTATGAGTTCGTCAAGCAGGCGTGGCCGATCGTCGAGCCCGGCGCCGAGTTCGTCGATAGCTGGCACATCCAGACCATCTGCGAGCACCTTGAGGCCATCACCAGCGGCGAGCTGCGCAAGCTGCTGATCAACATCCCGCCACGTCACTCGAAATCCACCATCGTCAACGTCATGTGGCCGACGTGGGAGTGGATCGCCGACCCGAGGCACCAGTACCTCACCGCATCATTCAGCGGCCCGCTGTCCATACGCGACAACCTCAAGGCCCGACGACTGATCCAGTCGCCGTGGTATCAGGAGCGATGGGGTCATCTGTTCCAGCTGGCAGGCGATCAGAACGCCAAGCAGCGATTCGAGAACGATCACATGGGACACCGCATCGCGACCTCAGTAGGCGGTACGACCACCGGCGAAGGCGGTAGCCGACTGATCCTCGATGACCCGCACGGCGCGCAAGAGGCGCAGTCCGATGCGATGCGAGACGCGGCGCTGGAATGGTTCGATGCCGCATGGTCAACCCGTCTGAACAATCCCAAGACCGACGCGATGGTGGTGGTGATGCAGCGCCTGCACGAGCTGGACGTGAGCGGCCACATACTCAACGACCTGTCAGGCTGGGAACATATCTGCATCCCTGCCGAGTGGGACGGCGTCAAGCGCAAAACATTTCTCGGCCACTACGACCCGCGCACCAAGAAGGGCGAGCTCATCTGCCCCAACCGATTCGGGCCCGATGAAATCGCCAACCTCAAGCAGATCCTCGGCACCTATGGCGCCAGCGGCCAGCTGCAACAAGATCCGACACCGGCCGAGGGCGGTATCCTCAAGGCCAAGTACTTTGAGATGTGGCCAGCCGATCAGGAGCTGCCGCCGTTCATGTACATCCTGCAATCCTATGACTGTGCCTTCACCGAGAAGAATACGGGCGACCCGACCGCGTGCACGGTCTGGGGCATCTTCCAGCACAAGGGCAGGCGCAACGTGATGCTGATCGATGCATGGGACGAGCACCTTGGCTACCCCGACCTGCGGCGCAGGGTGATACAGGACTGGACGACCGAGTATGGCGGTGGCGGTAAGTCACTGCACCGTGGCAGACGACCTGACCGCATCCTGATCGAGGCGAAGGCAAGCGGCCAGTCACTGCTGCAGGATCTGCGTCAGGCCAATGTCCCTGCAGTGGGCTACAACCCCGGCAATGCCGACAAGATCTCACGCGCGCACCAAGCGGCGCCCACGCTGGAGATGGGACTGGTATGGATACCTGAATCCAAGAAGAACGATCGACACCCGGTCAGCTGGGCGTCGGCATTCATCAAGCAGGTGGCCAAGTTCCCAGTGGCCGCGCACGATGACTACGTGGACACGTTCACACAGGCAGTCATCTACCTGAAAGACGATGGCTGGTTCGAGCTGCCACGGGCGCGCGACATTGACGAGCCCAAGCCCTACAGCAAGCCGCTGATCAACCCCTACGCGACCTGATGGCGTACCTGTACCGACTGACCTCGCCCTCGGGCAAGAGCTACATCGGTATCGCCAAAGACTACCGCCGACGCTGGACGATTCACCGCTACCGTGCCAACCGCGACGCGCAGGGCGCGCTCTACGCCGCCATACGCAAATACAAATGGGAATCATTCTCATCTACGATTCTGGCCATCGGTAGCTTTGAGTATGTCAAGGAGATGGAGGTCAAGGCTATTGCCGCCTTCAACACGTACCATCCGCATGGCTATAACCTGACCCGTGGCGGTGACGGGGCGACCGGGCGACCGACGCCCAAGGCGGTGCGTGACAAGATCGCCGCAGGCAACCGTGGCAAGGTGATGACCGCCGCCTCACGCAAGAAGCTATCGATCGCGCGCAAGGGCGGCACCGTATCGAAAGAGCAGCGCGCCCTGATCAGTGTCAAGATGAAGCAAGTGTGCGACGCCGAGTGGCGCAGGCGCAGGGCAGAGACACAGCGCAGGCTGTGGGCAGATCCTGAGTACCGTGCGATGATGCTTGCTAAACGTAAGGCGCGTGAGGTACAATTCGACTAACCTGCGCCCCTCTCGCAGGCACGGGGGCTGTTCATGCCAATCAAAAAACCATACAAGCAGTCCCCAGAGCCCAAGGGCGCAAGCGCACGCACGGACAGAATTTACTACAATCCGTACCGCGAAGAGATGATGCCAGCTCTTCGCTGGCCATCAAAGACTGCGTCGATTGACGTATACCGAACAGACCCTAAGACGCATAAGCTAGAATCGCTGGCACACAAATACGACATCGGCTTTGGTAATCAGTTAGATGAAAGCTCGTCACGTCAGCCCATAGACCCCGGCATGCTACATGCCATCCATGATGCCAATCAGATTTCATCACTAGGGATTGCGCCACAAGAGATGGTCTCGCTGATCGCACAGGAAGGGCGCACAGACTTTGGCGCCAATGATCTTAATGTCGATAATTTTGCGCATAACAAACAAGCCGTTAGTCTGTACGATAAACTCAAGGCTATGGGATATGACGAGATGCAGGCAGGATTGCCTGCTCTGATGCTAGAGAAGAAACGAGTGGCAGATAAGCTGAACGTGCCGTGGCAGGCAGCGTGGCAAGGCATGGGAACAACTGAGGGTGGCCGCACGCATAAAGATTACATGCGTGAGCTTAATCTCAACTCAGCAAATATTGCGGCAAATCAAAATGCACTCGCCGCATTCACTCGTGAGATGAGTGAGCCAGCCAAGGCACGCACGCTTGACGATGTGAACTTTAGGCAGTGGGTTGCACGAAACCAAATGGTTCAGTCAGAACGCGATAAGATGCAGGCACAAGGTGCCAGCGATGACGATATACAGCGCGCATTACCTGACGCGCCGATTCCATTATCTAACGAACCGAACGCTGCGATATATGAACCAAAGACAAATTACGCGACCGGCGGATCAGTCATTGTCGATTTGGCGAATGGCGAGCTAGGCCGTGAAATCGGGAAGCTAGGGCTGAGCGATGCGGAAATGGTTGACCTTGCGCAGCGTGCCGTGCAAGGCGGCAAGGCCGTGTACATGACCAAGCCACCGCAGAAGACTGACTACGCAACCGGTGGTGAGGTGGACACCGAGCCGACCGATCTTGAGCAGGCAGTGCAGGAGCAGTTCGGTCTGGAGCCCAACCTAGACCGCGCGACACTGCTCCCGTACAAGAGCAAGGACAAGGGCTGGATCGCGCCAGAGGCGCTATACCAAGCCGCCAAGTTGGTCGCCTCACCGATCACCGCATTGCACGGCAAGTACATATCACCAGAAGAGGCGGTCGAGGGCGCGCTGACACTGGGCAGTCCGAGCACCGCCGCTGGGCTGGTCTCCAAGGCCGAGCCCGGCATGGCGCGCATGTTCATCGGCAACCGCTCGAATGCGTGGGATGATAAGGCGCATGCGCTGGCGCTGAAGATGGAAGACGAAGGCGCAAGCCCGCGCACGATCTGGGAGCAGACCATGAACTGGCGCACGCCAGAAGGTCGATGGGTGCAGGAAGTGAGCGACAAGGGCGCGAGCTATGATCCTGCGCAAGCATTGCAGAACGCCAATCTACAGTACAAACAAGAGCTGCAGAAAGTAAAGAACTACACGCAGCCGTATCAGGATGCGTTGCGCGTCAATGAATTGTTTAAGGGATTATTGGACACGACGCCCAATCCGTTTCATGAGGTATATGCTGAGCCACACCCACGCGCTGGCGAGGTGATCTATCATCCGTCAACGGGTATGCCGATGGTGAAGGCAGGCGCCGAGCAGCAAGTAGAAGAATTTAAGCAGGCGCTGAAGCAGCAGGCCATGCAGCAGTTTGAGCAAGAATCAGGCGCGCCATTATCTAAAGAGGCTGAGACTCATTTCCGCACGACGCCCGCTTGGCAGCTAAAGACAGCGGCCAGCAGAACCCCTGCATCATTTGGTGTCACAAGACCATCCGCAAAATCAATGCAAGGATTAACGATGGAACGTGCGCTGGAGGCGCCCGAGACGTATGCCGCCTACCCCGGATTGCGTCGGTATCCCTTTGAGGTGAAGCCAGAGTCAAAGATGGGCGGGGCTAATGCATCCTTTCAGCCAACTACTGGGCTGGTGTCGCTGTCAGCAGCCGCAGAGGAGCCGACAGCATCTCTGCTGCACGAGCTGCAGCATGCGGTACAGCATCGAGAAGGATTGGAGGGTGGCACTAGTCCAAGTCAATTCCCGGGACTGCCATCAGGTGTCGCGCACCAGCTCTACCTGCGCAATCTAGGCGAGGGCATGGCGCGTGCGACTGCAGAGCGCAAAGACCTTAGCCTTGCAGAGCGTCGTGCTTTGTTCCCAGAAGAATCCTTCTCATTGCCGCGCGTCAGCAAAGGCACCACGATGGAGCAGTTCATGTGGGAGGGAATGGATCCTGCAAAGAAGTCGCTGATACTGAAGTATCTCAACAACAACATTGACGACCTGACATGGAAGGGGCGCATGACGGGCAAGGATGTGGACATCCCGCTGGCCTATGACCCCGATAAGGTCAGCTCGATTGCGGATAGCCTGCACGCTGAGATGGCCGCGCCTAAGCCTAAGTTTGCCGAAGGCGGTGAGGTAAGCCTGCCACCCGTGCCGACATTGAACGATGCGCCTACTGAGTACCGCCAGCGAAAGGACACGCTCAGTGACAAGCTGACCGACCTGAGCATTGGTCTGGGCGAAGGATTAACCAACCAGCTCAAGGGATACTCCGAATTGATTGAGCATCCTATTGACACGGGCAAGGCCATGTACCAAGGCTTGAAGGCTGTGATCAACGATCCATCGGTCATCAAGGATGCGCTGCAGAGCATAGCCACCAAGGCAACAGAGTCCCCAGTGGGACTTGGCACGGTCATTGGTGAGAACATCAGCCCAACTGGCTTGGCCAAGCGACTGGCTGGTGTGGGCAAGCCTGTGCTGAAGGAGCTGACCGTTTATCACGGATCACCGCATACATTTGAGCCTACGCCTAACAATCCTTTGGGTGAGTTCACCGCCAATAAGATTGGAACGGGAGAGGGCGCACAGTCTTACGGGCATGGCATCTACGTGGCTGAGAATCCAGCTGTAGCGAAAGACTATCAGTTTATGGAGAGGAACTGGTTCGATACGGACGAGGCAACCTACAATGGCAAGTCAATCCAGCATTGGTATGATCAGGCGCAGAAAGATCAAGACCGCGCACACCGTCTAAATAACAAGGCAATGATCAATGATGCCAATGCAAAGTTGGCATTCTGGGAAGACATCATGACGCACAATCACCCTGAAAAGGCCGTGAACACGATGCTCAGTCCAGAGTATGACTGGCCAGAGGCGGCTAAGTTTGCCAAGACCATCAAGCTGGATAAGTTCAAGGGCATACCAGAACCCGGTAATTTGTATACTGTAGATCTGCCTGACGAACACATCGCACGTATGTTGGACTGGGATAAGCCGCTGAGTGAGCAGCACCCTGATGTGCAAGCGGCGTTAGAAAATTCCAAAAATAAACAAATTCGTGCAATGTTTGAATATGCAAAAACGCCATACAGCAGTGCAGGGATTGAGAACGAAGCAAAAACAATGGGTGAAGCATATCGGATGTTTAGCATGAATTTATCTGGACGAGCAAATGCCGATAGCGCAAAAGCATCACAGTTATTGCAAAAATCTGGCATTCCCGGCATCAAGTATTTGGACGCAGGATCAAGAGACAAGGCAACGGGCACGCGCAACTTCGTCATGTTCCCCGGCGAAGAGCACAATCTCAAGATACTGGAACGCAAAGCCAAAGGTGGCCTCGTTGCGCAACCGTCCAGTATAGAGTATGATCCGTCGAAGGTACAGTCCATCGTGGATCAGCTACGTCAGGAAATCCATGCCTAAAGAATTTTTAGAAGACGAGCAAGACGACGAGCAAGAGGCGGGAGAGACCGTTGAGCTTGAAGACGAGGACGTGTCGGTTGAAGATACCGAAGACGGCGGCGCCGTCATTCGTCTTGACAATGCTCACGACTTGGAGGAAAAGAAGGAGCACTTTGCTAATATTATTGACGAGGTAGACCAAGCCTCCCTCCGAGTAGCCGTCAGCGAGCTCCTTGATAAAATTGACAAGGACAAGGAAGCTAGAGAAAAACGTGACAAGCTCTATGAAGAAGGCTTGAGGCGTACAGGTCTTGGTGACGACGCCCCCGGCGGCGCCCAGTTCACTGGCGCCAATAAGGTCGTGCACCCTATGCTTGTCGAGGCGTGCGTCGATTTCTCGGCGCGCATGATGAAAGAAGTCTTCCCACCGACTGGGCCTGTGAAGTCCAAGATTGTTGGCAAGACTGATAAAGACAAACAGATCAAAGCTCAGCGTAAGGCTGACTTTATGAACTGGCAGGTCACGGAGCAGATGCCTGAATTCCGTGGCGAGCTGGAGCAGTTGAGCACACAATTGCCACTAGGTGGCGCTCAGTACCTTAAGATGATGTGGAATCCACAGCATCGGCGTCCAGCGGCCGAATTTATTCCTATTGATGACGTATACCTGCCATTTGCGGCTACTAACTTCTACACTGCTGAAAGAAAAACGCATGTGCAATACGTCACCAGTATGGAATACGACCGGCGAGTTAAGGCCGGTATGTATATTGACGTTGACGTTGGCGTCGCTGGCGAGCCTGATTTCAGTCAGGCCACCAAGGCTAACGACAAGATTGAAGGCAGAAAGGACACGGCCTACAACGAAGACGGCCTGCGCACCGTGTTTGAGGTGTACACGTACCTCGAATTTGACGAGGGCATGGCGCCGTACATCATCAGCATCGACAAATCCAGCGGTAAGGCGCTTAGCCTATACAGAAACTGGGATAAGGGCGATGACATGAATCGCGAATTGGACTGGATTGTCGAATATCCGTTCATTCCTTGGCGCGGAGCCTACCCAATTGGCCTGACGCACATGATCGGCGGCCTTTCTGGCGCTGCGACTGGTGCATTACGCGCACTTTTGGACTCTGCGCACATCCAAAACATCCCGACCATGCTGAAATTGAAGGGCGGCCCGAATGGCCAGACCATCAACGTGCAGCCGACCGAGGTGATTGAGATAGAAGGCGGCGCGATGGTCGATGACGTGCGCAAAATTGCGATGCCGTTGCCATTTAACCCGCCAAGTTCGGTACTTTTCCAGCTTTTAGGCTTCTTAATTGACACCGGTAAAGGCGTCGTACAGACATCTTTCGAAAAACTGTCAGATCAGAACCCAAATCAGCCTGTCGGCACGACATTAGCGCTGATTGAGCAGGGCATGGTCGTGTTTAGCTCGATCCACTCGCGTATTCACAACGCGATGGAGCGTACATTCAAGATTCTGCACCGAATTAACTCTGCATACTTGACAGAAGAAGACATTAAGGCGCAGGCAGGTGACTTTGAGGTCAATCCTGCCGACTTTGATGGCCCAATGGACATCATCCCGGTCAGCGACCCTGCAATTTTCAGTGAAACTCAGCGCTTTGCGCAGATTCAGGCCATCATGCAGCGCGCTCAAGCGATGCCGCAGATGTATGACATGCGTAAGGTTGAGGAGATGTTCCTGCGCGTGATGAAGGTGCCGGATGATATTCTGGTTCCAAAGCCCGGCGAAGATGACATCGACCCTGTGAGCGAGAATGTTTCTGCGACCATGGGACAACCGATCTATGTAGTGCCTAAGCAAGATCACATGGCGCACATCAAGGCGCACTTAGCGTTCTTGCAGTCACCATTGTTCGGTCAAAACCCTGCGATCATCAAGACCTACTTGTATCCGATGGCCAATCACTTGCGCGATCACTTGCTGAACTATTACCTGACACAGGCGCATGAGGCTGTGATCAAGGCAACCAATAAGAACATTATTGAACCAGAAGGTCAGCAAGAGATTGACATGGTGCTTAAGGTGCAGCAGCTCATTGAGCAACAGATGCAAGGCTTTGCGCCAATGCTGGCACAGATCGATCAGCAGGCTCAGCAATTTGCACCACGCCCACCGATGCCACCAGACAACACCATTCAAGTGGCTCAGATGAATGCTCAGCTGCAGCAACAATTGGCGCAGCAGCGCATGCAGGCAGATCAGGCAAAGTTGCAGCAGACCACGCAGTTCAAGCAGCTTGAGATGCAGCAGAAGTCGCAATCTGATCAGGCCAAGATGCAGCTTGAGATGGCCAAGCTTCAGCAGGGCACGCAAACCAAGCAGATGGATGCGCAGGCATCGATCGAGGAGCAAATGCGCGCGCTACAGGCTCAGCAGCAGCTGGAGCAGTTTAGACAGACGCAAGAAAATCAACGCAACACCGAGAGCAACCAGACTCGTGCTGCGATGAACGCTGCAGATAATGACACCGCGATGCGGCTGGCATCTGCAGAGATTCTATCTGGTGAGAAGATTGCCCTTAGCACAGGCACTGGCATTAACCCCGGCACGAGGTAATTGAGATGGCCGATAAACCAAGCACTGGCACTGTTCCGATGAACAGCGCCGCCGTTCGCCAAAAGCACCGTATGGCTGCTGGCTTGCCTGTTGATGGCAAGACATTGCCTTCTGCTCCAAGCAACGGCAAAAAAACTCCCGCATGAATTTAGAGACCGCGTTACTCAATAAGCTGAAAAGCTTGCAGGCGCAGTACGCGGTCGATGCGTTGCGCTCACCCAGTGATAAGTCAGAATTTGACTTTGGTTATAGGGTGGGCTACTTCGCGGGAATGGAAAGAGCGATTGAATGTCTTCTGTCAGTTGTAGAAGACGAAAAGTACAGCGACCCTGACTTGTAATCGGACGAATGCGTCCGGTTGTGTTGATTCATTAACCACCTGCTGAAAGGAGCAGATATGAAAAACCCCGCGCTTGAAGAAGCGTTTCCCGTGTGCGACCCCGGTGTTCATCCGCTTGGCTCGCGAATCCTAGTCCAAATCAGAACGCCTGAGACCAAATCAAAAGGCGGCATCATCCTCACCGAAAGCGATAAAGACACGCAGATGTGGAACACCACAGTTGCCAAGGTTATTGCGACCGGCCCACTTGCCTTTCACAACCGCGACACATTGAAGCGTTGGCCAGAAGGCGACTGGTGCAAGCAGGGTGATTATGTTCGAGTCCCCAAGTACGGCGGTGACCGATGGGTCACGACCAACAGCAAGGGCGAGAAGGCCTACTACATCCTGATCAATGATCTGGACGTACTGGCACTTGTGACAACCGATCCGCTTGAACTAAAAGCGTTTTTCTAACCGAGGTGTATCATGGCAAGAGATGAATTACTGACAGAGTCAGATGAGAATGAGAATCACAATGAGAATGATTCTCAAGAAGAATTGGTCATTATCGAAGAGAAGCCCGAGGAAGGCGACGACACCATCGCCAAGCAATCTGCTGATGATGATCAAGATGATAATGACGACGAACGTGCCGCGATACGTGAACGTCGCCGCAAGGAGAAGCTTGAACGTAAGGAGCGCAAAGAGAAGGCCATCACCCGCGATAAGCTAGAGCTGGACTTTCTACGTAAGCGCAATGATGACCTTGAGCGTCGCGTATCTGTCCAAGAGACACGCGCCTATCAAAGTGATCTGAGCAACATTGACACACGATACGCTCAGGCGCAGCGTGAGGTGCAGATGGCTGAGAATGTCATCGCCAAGGCAGTCGCCGCCGGTAACGGCGAGGATGTCGCTCAGGCGCTGCGCTACCGTGACGAGGCGATGGCCACGGCGCATCAGTTGGCGCAGTACAAGCAACAAGCCGCCTATCAGCAGCCTCAAGCTGCGCCTGCGGTTGATGACCTGACCATGATTCACGCCAAAGAATTCATGGAAGACCACCCTTGGTATGACATGCATGGCCGTGACGAAGCCTCGGCAGTCGTCTTGGCAATTGACAACAACTTAGCAAAAGAAGGCTTCAGCCCACAGTCTGAAGAGTACTGGGATGAGCTACGTGACCGCGTCGCCAAGCGCTTACCCGATAAGCTTGGAAAGCAGGCGGCAACTGCGCGCACTCCGCGTGGCGGCCCTGCTGTCGGATCAGGCAAGGAGCATGCGCCTACGTCCACTCGCAAGGAGATCTATATCTCCCCAGAGCGTAAGCAAGCCCTTGTAGATGCTGGTGTTTGGGACGATCCAGTGCTTCGCATGAAGTACGTCAAGCGGTACGCCGCTTACGATCGCGACAAACGGTAAATGCGAATCATTTGCATTACCACTCTCATTTGTGTTATAACTTGTAGCAATTGCTGAAAGGAGCAATATTATGTCAGACGAACGCTTAAAGAAATCCGCTGGCGAAGGCCGCGACAGTCGTGTGATGAAAGATCGCGCAGTGACTGAAAATCGTGCCCTTAGCGATGAAGATCGGGTTGCAATGTTCCGTCAACAGTTTTTTCAGTCCAGTTTACCGGACTTGCCTAAGATCCCCGGCTGGCACATGTGCTGGCTAACCACGACTAACCCTCGTGATTCCATCCAGACGAGAATTCGTCTGGGCTACGAGCCTGTAAAGCCGGAAGATGTCCCCGGCTGGGAATACGCCACACTCAAAACGGGTGACTGGGCAGGCTTCATTGGGGTGAACGAGATGCTTGCGTTTAAGTTGCCGATCTCATTGTACGAAATGTACATGAAGGAAGCACATCACGATGCGCCGCTGCGCGAGGAAGAGAAGCTGACCGATACGGCTGAATTCCTTGAGGAGCAAGCAAAGGCATCGAAGTCAAGGGTCACGATGGGTGATGGGCACGCCGAAATTGGACAACAACGGAAAGCTCAGTTTGATCTTTCCTAATTTAACCCATTAACCATTAGGAGCTACTATGGCCTCTACTAGCGCACCTTTTGGCTTTCGTCCTTCTTTCCACAACAGTGGACAGATTCGGCCGAAGGCCTATGTGATCGCTTCGGGATACGCCACAAGCGTATTCTCTGGCGATCCTGTAAAACTCACCGTCAACGGTGTTGTGCAACTTGGCACTAGCGATGGCACCCGTTCGGGTACTGTTGCTGGCATCAGCTTGCTTGGCATCTTCGCTGGCGTTGAATATCTTGACTCAACCGGTAAGCCGACCATTTCCCCATTCTGGACTGGCGCAACGTCTGTGTACGGTGGCGCGGGTGCAACGGCATGGGTATATGACGACCCCGAAACGATCTATGATGCTCAGTATACGAATCCGGGCACACCCGGCACTACCAGCATGCAAAGTGCTGTTGGCCAACAGTGTGACTGGGTTGTTGCAAGTCCCGGCGGCTCTACGGCCACTGGTATTTCCAGCACTCAGTTGGGTGTGATTCAGTCCGGTACTGGTAACTTCCAGATCACTGGGTTCCAAGGCAATATCACCGATTCCTTAACAGATGCTTACGCTATTGTTACCTGTCGCTTGAACGAAGGTCAGTACAAGTATCCTGTTGCGGCTCCGGTTTAATTTAGGAGGCTAACTTAAATGGCTACCCCAATGCGTAGTACTGACTTTCGGTCAGTAGTTGAGCCCATCCTGAACGAAGTGTTCGATGGTGTATATGATCAGCGTGCTGATGAATGGAAGATGGTCTTCAAAGAACAGAAGGGCATCCCACGTAATTACCACGAAGAGCCTGTGCTGTACGGGTTCGGTGCTGCCCCTGAGCTACCGGACGGCATGGCAGTAAGCTACCAGTCTGGTGGCGTGCTGTTCCTGCAACGCTATCTCTACAAGGTCTATGGCTTGGCATTTGCCTTGACCAAAGTTCTTGTGGAAGACGGCGACCATATCCGCATCGGCCAGACCTATGCCAAGCACTTGGCACAGTCTCTGATCGAAACGAAAGAAACTCTGTCAGCTAACGTCCTGAATCGTGCCTTTAACGGCGCGTATCTTGGCGGTGACGGCGTTTCCTTGATCGCAACCAACCACCCGATCGTTAGCGGCACGTTCAGCAATCAGCTGACCACTGCAGCTAACCTGTCCCAGACCTCTCTGGAACAGATGCTGGTTCAGATCCGCAATGCTGTTGACAACAACGGTAAGCGTATCCGCTTGAACCCAATGCAGATCGTTGCTGGCCCATCAAACGTGTTCCAAGCCGAAGTTCTGTTGAAGAGCGTTCTGCGTGCGGGCACTGCTGATAACGACATCAACCCAATCAAATCGATGGGTCTGTTGTCAAAGGGTCAGGCCAATCTGAGCCGTATCACGAGCACCACCGCATGGTGGGTGCAGACGGATGCGCCAGAAGGGCTGAAGTTGCTCATGCGTCGTGGCCTCGAAAAGTCAATGGAAGGCGACTTCGAGACTGACAGCATGCGCTACAAAGCGACCGAGCGTTACACCGTTGGCTGGACTGACCCAAGGGGTTTGTTCGGAACGGCAGGCGTTTAGGGTTGACACCAAACGAGGAACAGTCTACTCTTGAGTCTAATCACTCAGGAGTAGACAAATGCCTCAAAAATGTCACGTTGTAAATTGCACGGCCCCTGTAATTGCGCAGGGGCTGTGTTCTATGCACTACAAGCGCAAACAGCGCCATAATTCAACAGAACAAACCCGCCCAGCAGATTGGGGTCAACGGGAAAAGCACCCTGCATATAAAACATGGTGCGGGTTAATTAGATACCATAAAAATAATATGGATCCTCGCTGGATAGAGGATTTTTGGGCTTTTGTGGCGGATATTTCGGAAAAGCCACGCAACGCAAAAGGGTTTAGATCAGATTCCGCCCTTCCATGGGGTAAGGATAATTTTTATTGGAGGGAGCCAAGATCTGATGCTAGAGACAGAAAAGAATATGCAAGAGAATGGCATAGACAAAGCCGTGCAGCTGATCCAGATTATTACAAAAACCGGTATATTAAGAAACACTACGGCGTAGACCTTGACTGGTTTAACGCAAAATTTGCCGAGCAGGGCGGTGTTTGTGCGATCTGTAAGAAGCCAGAGACGGCCGTAATACGAGGGGTTGCGATCTCCTTATCGGTTGATCATTGCCACGACACGGGAAAGGCTCGCGGATTGTTATGCAGGGCTTGCAATAACGCACTTGGCATGTTATACCACGATCGTGCTATACTTACGGCGGCGATACTCTATCTTGAGCAATCGCAGTAATGTTCTGGGTTTTTTCGGTGTGCCTGACAGTCCCAGCTGACGCTATGCAGACAGTCACGCCTTTAATCGCATAGGAGATTCTAATGGCCTCTACTACTTTTACCGGCCCAGTTAATTCGTTAAATGGTTTCGTGGGCGAAGTGACCTTCACTGTGCAGTCGTTATCTGGCGCTGGCGCGGTCAATGTCACTGATGGCATGACTGCCTTGACGACCACGGGCGTTGCTCAAGCCTTGACCTTGGCAAATGGCACCGCTGGTTTAATCAAGACCATCATTCACACTGTTGACGGCGGTAGTGCCGTGCTGACGCCAACCACCAAGATTGGCTTCACAACGATCACATTCACCAATGTTGGCGATACCGTAATGTTGCAATATACCAGCCTTGGCTGGGCAGTGATTGGCTCAAAGGGCGTCACGATTGCTTAACTTTAGTGAGGGCTTCGGCCCTCATTTTTACGGGAGATAGATATGCGTCCAATTACTCTTGCTGCCACTGGCGTTTCCAGCAGCTCTGTCGCTCCAATGAATGTCAACACTAGCCCGTTCAATGTGGGTTTTGGTGTGACGGTGAGTGGCACGATTACCTATAAAGTGCAACACACGTTTGACGATGTGTGGAGCAGTACATTTAATCCTGCAACTGCCAACTGGTTTGATCATCCAACAATAACGGGCTTGTCGGCAGCTGCAGATGGTAACTACGCGTTTCCTGTCACTGCTATTCGATTGACGAATACTGCAGGCACCGGAACCGCCACGATGCGCTTACTGCAAGCAGGTATTCAATAACATGGCTGTCGCATACGGTAATAGCACGCCTTCAAATAATCTTTCTGGTGTTGGTAGTTCTGCATTTACCAATACGGCTGGTAATGTTGTTGTCGTATGCGTTTTTGGAGCTTCAAATTTACTTGGCACGCCCGGAGTCACGGGCGTTACATATGCAGGTCAAGCATTAACAACATTATATAATCAACAGCTATGGACATCAGCGGGTGGGTTTGCTTATCAGTATGCAGGATATTTACTAAATGCTCCAACTGGAGCTAACACGGTAGTTACAAGTACAAGTTCAAATGCACAAACCGTTGCGGTTAGAGCTTTTTCTATATCTGGTTGCAGCACGACTATTCCACCCACATATGTAAATATTCAAAATAATGGAAGTACAACTGGCGCGTCAGGCACAATTTCCTCGGCATCCAATCAACTTGTCATTTTGAATGCTTGGAGTATTTCTGGAAATACCATAACAATTAACACACCCGGCACGGCTTTATTTACCACTGTAACTGCCGCAAGCGGCGAATCAAACAGATTGGCTACTTACACTGGTACAGCGTCAGTCTCTGGTGGTTTTACTGGCACTTCAACTGATTATTTTAATGGCGATTTATTTTCGTTTGCGCCTCCCAATGGCGTCACGCCTGTTGCACGCATGGGCGGTCGATATGTATCTAATCAGATACAAACTACACCCGGAAATGCACTGGGCGTAGTGGGTAACGCTAACAATGGATTAGGTGATGATGTTGGCGGTAGCGGTCTTGTAGATATTTATACTGGAGTTTCATGATGTACGTCAAAGATTTTGACTTCAATGCCAAGCCATGCAACTACAGCACGGGCGGTCGCGTGTCGCGTATGGAAAAGCGTGAGGTGGTCGCAACGCCAACCTCACGTCGATCAGAAGAGACGCGCAAAGTGGCTGTCAAGGCGCCTGCTCGTCGCAGCGTACCAGTGGCATCAAGAGAGCCCGTCCTGTCGCGTCTCGCAGCAGTGGCCGCCCCAGAGGCTCCTGTGGGGCTAAAGAAAGGCGGCATGGCTAAAGTTGGCAAGGTGATGGGCGAGTTCAAGGCAGGTGAATTGCACTCTGGCAGTAAGAAAGGGCCAGCTGTCACGAGCCGTAAACAAGCTGTGGCCATTGCGCTTTCAGAGGCTGCAAAAGCAAAGAAGGGCTAACTTGCCCTTCTTTTAGCATTAGAATATACTTGGGCATAGGGGCGCTGTACCAGCGGCCATTCTGACTCAATTGTGAGGTAGTATGGCTTTTTCTGGCAGTATTAGCGGCACCACATTCAATGCGCTGAAGGTTGTAGATCACGCCTTCCGTCGTTGCCGCATGTCTGCCCAACAGATCACGTCCGAGATGCAGACCTATGCGCTCGAATCGTTATATCTCATGCTTTCTGAGATGGCCAATATCAAAGCGCCAAGCTGGTGTATTGAAAAAATCATTTTGCCATTTTATGAGAATCAGCCAATTGTCCCGCTGCCATTGGGAACAGTTGATATTCTAAATCTGAACTACCGCACGATACAGGCTCTTTCTGGTTCTTTTGCAACGACATCCACCTCCTACACGGTAGAGTTTAGCAGTGCGACAACTGTGAACACGGTAGGGATTAAGTGGGCAGCTGCGTCGGTGCCTGTGTCGTTTGACGTGAGCACTGATAACGTAACATGGATCAATGTAGGCAGTAGCTCAGCAGATGCCGCGGCAGGCAAGATCACATGGACAGATATTGATGCGGCGATGCCTTATCTGTTCTTCCGCGTGTCATCAGTGCTGCCATTGGTATACACGAACATCACGCTGGGTAACCTGCCCTCTGAGGTGCCATTTGGCGAGCTAAATCGTGACTCATATGTGCAGCAGAACAATCAAGTATTCCCCGGACGTCCTGTGACCTACTGGTTCCAGCGCGACATTCCGATACCTGTGGTTCACTTATGGCCAATCCCAAATTCCGCCGCTGAACAGGCACAGTGCATTCTATGGCGACACAGACAGATTATGGATACGGAAAATTTACAGCAGGAAGTCGAAGTTCCGCAGAGATGGATTGAGGCCATCGTCAATGGTTTGGCCGCTCGTATGGCAGCAGAGACTCCACAGGTTGACGCTAATTTGATACCTGTCTTAGAGCAGCGAGCCGCAATGTCCATGCAACGCGCATGGGATGGGGATAATGACGGTTCTCCGACGTACATTAACCCCGGCATTGGGTGCTATACAAAATGAGCGGCCGCTTTCTTGACCCAACTGGCCAGCCTACATTTGGCATTGGCATTTGTGCAAGATGCTCTCGCCAGATGCCACTGGCCTCGTTGCATTCAGACCCTAATTACCCAAACCTTATGGTCTGTGATGAAGACACCGACCAGTAT